CATGCACTTCCATTCTTCTAATGTCATATAATGTGCCATTGACTTCAGCAAAGATAACAGCATTCTTGATGGCATCAGAACCTTCAGTGAAGGAAGAAAGAAACTGTTGCATGTCTTGTACTCTCATTAGAATGGTTGTCTACTCTTAGTTAAATCTTGAATTTGTTTTGCCAGCTTCTTATTATCTTCTTCAACCTCTGTCAATCTTGTTTGAAGTTTTCCATTATATCTTTGATGATTGTCATTTATATCTTGAGCGCCTCCTAAGGTGCCTTCCAACTCATTGACCTTAGCTTGTAAAGATAAATTAGTTTTCCCTAACTCCACCATCTTAGTAGATAACTCTTCTATAATTTTTTTGTTACCATCCAACTGATTCTTATCTCTTATCCATTGAGATTCTTTCATTTTCCATTCCCAAATGTCCTTTTTATGCTGTTCAAGTAATGATGTTAAATCTTCTGTCATTTTCTTATAATATGTTTTCTTAATGCTCTAATTAATTCTTCTATCTTATCAATAATAGATATTAAAGATGGATCCGTAATGTGCCGATGCTCAGACTTCAAGTCCTCATACTCTTTTAAAGGAATAGTAACAGTTCTACGAGAACTAACTTCATCTTCATAAGTAGCTTGCTCAGCTCTTTCTCCATTTTGTAGATCATCTTTCATATTGACTTTATAGGATAGTTACCTTAAATTGTCAAATATGAATTTTTTAGTATGGCATTTAATAGCTATTACATCTGTAATGGGGTGCAGCCTTATCATAGGCTATAGTATAGGAAGAAAACATGGGAGTTCCAAAAAGATTAACTGAGATGCAAAAAAGATTCGCCGAATTTGTAGTATTCGGTGGACCTGATGGACCAGTCTCACAGGGAGAGGCAGCTAAACTAGCTGGCTATTCTGAGAAGAGAGCAAGACAAGAAGGATCAGAACTAATGAACCCAAGACTGTCTCCGTTGGTTGCAACCTATGTAGGTAAGCTAAAAGAAGAGAGATTAAGAAAGTTTGAAGTGACCTATGAAGGACACGTAGCAGAACTAGCTAGATTGAGAGAAGCCGCTTTAAAGAAAGGAAGTTTTTCCAGCGCTGTAAATGCTGAAGCCAATAGAGGAAAAGCAGCGGGATTATATATAGACCGAAAAATAATAAAAACAGGTAAGCTAGAGGATATGACAGAAGAACAACTAGAAGCAAAAATGAAACAAATTTTAGACGACTACGCACCTCTTTTAAATGCAAAGACTGTTGAGGCTGAATCAATTGAAGCACCTACAGTTTATGAATCTTCTTCACAACCGACATCGGAATCATCGTCCGATCCCCAAAAGTAAGAGTACCATCATCATCCTTGTCATAAGAAGCAAATAATTTAATTGCATATCTATCTCTATTAAACAACCAACCTTCATTCACAGGAAAGCTTAATTTCATTTTATTAAACTCTCTATCGTCAGCCCAGCCCGAATCGCTCAAGATATCGATCCACTCCACCCGGACTTTAGGATAAGGTAATTCGGGAGTTGAATGAGTCACGATTTGTTTTCTTCTTTTCCTAGGCATATAAGAGTTGTACCAGATAAATCACTTATTGTTAAGCAGCCTTACGCGCGCGCGGAGGCACTCCTACTATGGACATTATATAATGTCCAGTTTGAGAAAAAATGTCCACTAAAATGTCCACTAAAATTGATTAAAAGCATTGGTATTGTTATCTTTTTTTCTTTTTGGACATAAAGACACTTTTTTTTCATGTTTTTTTTCATCAACACTGAATTATCTGTAGAAACTCTTATAGAAAATGTCCAGTCTAATTTGTGCCATAATATTGCCTCAAAGTTGCCATCTTTTCTTTAGCTTCCGCAACATTACTTAATAATTTGTCAATCTCGCCAGTAACATCTATATGCTGCACCATCACCGAATTGGGATTGGTCATCAACATATCTATTTTTAGTAATGCATCTTCCATATGAGACTGGTACTTTAGCATTAAAGCTTTATATATCTGCTCTCTCATTTATCCTCCTTCCATTTTCTGTATCCCTTGAGCCATTCTCTTTGTTTTCGTTCCTCAGTTTGTCGTTTGGATTCTTGGTAAGATTCTTCTAATTCTTTATTTGTCTTTTGTGCTTCTTCCAGGAAATCTTTAGTAGTTATTTTCTTCATTTCCCATTTAGTAATAATATCGCTGATTCGTTGGAAGGGATAATTCCGGGCCACCATATCATTACGATAAGCTTTTAGTTCTTCTAATAAGTTTTCTATATCACTCATTTTTTGTCCTTTTTTGCAAGTTCTCTTCCCTTTAATCTATCTAGAGTGGACCCAAATTTGCCAGTGAATCCATAAGATCCGTGGTGCGTGGTCCTTGAGTCTAGATTCGCGTATATTTTTATTCCAGCGTCTCTCACCAATCTACAAAAAGCAATATCCTCTCCTTTCCATTCATGGTCCTTGAAGCTTGTGTCCCAGAAATTGTACATATACTTATCAACTACATCCTCTTCTACACCTAACTCAATATTCATTTTCTTTCTAACTTCTTCTGGAAATTCAATTTTTAAATCATAGTGTTTCTTCATTAAGGTATCAAATACGTTACGTTTAATTAACATTAGACCAGCAGGAGCAGACTTTAGTTCCACTAAATCAAATGCTTCAACCTTAATATATTTAGGATCATCAAACTCTACAGGAAATTTAACTTTCAGAGGATCTTCCTTTAATCTATAAGGTGTAACAATAATCTGTTTTTCAGGAACTAACATTCTAATAACAGTCGTAGGTTCCCACTCTACATCCGCATCAACAAATAACATATAATCATAAGTTGAACCTATAAATCCTGCAGTTAATAAATTTCTCGCATGAGTAACGAGCGATGATTTAACTGATTTAAAAACACAAGTAATTCCTACCTTCATAAGTACAGCGTAAGTATTTAAAAGGGAGACACAAGTCTCCACTTTCATCGTGTCGTAACAAGGCATCGCTATTAAAACACTTGGTTTCTTTTTAGTTTCCATTTAAAAAATCCTCCGGGTTCATTGGTTTTTTTATTTTTTTTTCATCAAACTGTAGTTCGTGATACATGTCTAATCTTTTTAAAAACTTATGTTTCCAAGACCTTAAATCAGTACCGGAAAACTTGAATTCTTGGTAATACAGGTCAGGAGTACAGACCATTATTATGCCTTGTTTAATTTCTGATTGATAAACTTCATCGTGTGCCATACAATACGCAGCTATTTGTAAAAAATAATCATCAATCCACTCTAGTCTCTTAGGACGATTTGCTTGCTTGTAGTCAATAATAGTATCTAAACCATTGTGATTGCAAACCAAGTCAGTGCTGCCAGCATATAGCCCAGGATAATACAATGTGACTTCCGAGCCGTAATACTCTTCCACAGGGAGTAAACCTTCTTCAATAATTTTTTTGGCCATGGGCTTCGCCTCTTGTCCGATCCCTGTAAGATCATCGTACCCAACTCCTGATATATGAGATTCAAGGAACTTGTGCATGGAAGTTCCCCGCCTACTACTATAATTTTTGATTCGTTCTGCTTCTTGTTCTCCAACTTTGGCCTTCCAGTCTTTTAGAAATTGTTGATTTTTTGTTTTGGCTAATATAGTAGTTACAGAGGGAAGTCTAGATCCATTTATATCGTAGGTCCGTGATCCTTGTTCCGTGATCTGTGTACCAGTAATATATTTATATTTTTCACGGTACTTGATCTTTCGACCAATGTTATGAAACTCTTCTATATCTTTATCTTCCATCATTTAAAAACCATTCCTATCCGCTACCTCTTCTAAAAATTTTTTAGTTTCCTGTAGCTTTTCTTTTTGAGATTTTTTTTTAAAAATTTCTTCCCATCTTTTTCTATACAAATCGGTGGAAACCCTTGATTTTCCGTCCCATTTTGCACCTTTAGGTTTCTTACTCATTTTTTATTTTTCTCCGCATATACTTTTTTAGCTTTATTATAATTTTTCATATCTTTTAGTTGAATTGAGTTAGCCACATTACCAGCAACAGATATTCTAGTCACATCAGAATAAAAAGGTGCTACATAATGTTTTACCCATGCAGGGAAAATAAACATATCTCTGTTTGTGGGTTTAACTGATTGATAAGTTATAGCTTGTCTATTTCCCTCACCATAAATAAAACCTAATGATCCAGGTCCACCAGATCTACCATCATATGCGTCTTGTTCTTTAGTAATTTCGGGAGGCACATCTAAAAATATAACAAATGATAATTCATCGGAGTGATCATGAGGAGGATTAAATTCATTCTTCTTCATAAAGTTAACCCATAGAGATGAAAGTAAATAATTAGGCTTCTCTTCAGGTTTATAACGAACGTTCTTATGTTTTTGAAATGCTTCATCATAAACACCTAAGATTTGAGATATCCATGGAAGAAGTGTTTCTTTTTTACGAAACATATATTCCTCTTTAATAACTCCAGCCAGTTTATTACTATAATCTAATTCTTTAACTCTACTAGCGTTTGCTTCTTCTAGTAATATTTTATGAAAATCTTCTGATATTTTTAAATGTACTATACATGGTCCCCATGTAAATACTCCATACTGTACTTCTTGTTTTTTATCTGTCATTCTAATGTCATTGTCTCTTTATATTGTTGTAGACTCACTACGTTAGTATCAAATACGTAATCACGCGCATAATGATCTATAATTTTTTGTATCTTTGGTAATTTAATATGAGCATATGGCCAAATTAATTTACACACATAGTAGGCATCTCGATAACCACACCTCCATCTCCATTGCATTTTTTTACCCATTGAAGCTTTGTGTGGTGGTCTTTTATTAACAGAACCACATCCTAAAACTTCTGACAACCAAATCATAATAGAACGCTCTGTCATGGAAATTTCCATTTGTATGTTCCAAGTTGGATATGCTTTGTTTTTACCCTTTCTCTTTCTCATGTATTGTTTGTAGGTTATACTACCTTCCCCATCAAAGAGTCCAGCTATGTATGCAGCATCACTTACGTTCATCTTCTTCTTTCTTTAAACTGTGATAGATATGAGTTTTAATATCTTTTTCTGTCCTAATAATTGTTAAAAAATCTACACCACTATAAGCTTTGGCATAGACATTATGACTTACAGCAACTCCAGCGGTTGAGCTAAACAGAGCAAACTCAGTGCAAGAACTTGTAAGCGTTACGACTACCGCGAGCATTATCATCGTGCTCCACAAACGGGGGTTCGTAGACATAAAATTCTCCTTCCGAGTCGCATTCCCAGCATTGGTGAATATGATCTTTTTTATCGACATGGACTACTTTAACATATCCATTGCCATCACACACGTCACAAATTGTTTTGTGTACTCTATATTTTTTTAATCTTGCCATTTAACTTTTTCGCTTTCTCATTTGCAATCTGCTCAATGGTTTTACTAATTGATAATTTTGCGTCTGGTAACAAAACTTTGGACAAATTTATCAATGTCTTGTATGTTTCGTGCGTTAACGAAACATTTCTATATTTAGTTATATCGGTCATACTTCCTTTCATTTATTTCTGATGACTATATAGGATCATAATGAGAGTTGTCAA